ATAAATGATATATATATTCAGATAATTTTTTTTGAAATTTAGAAGACATAATTAAATTATATATAATAAAAAAAATAAGTAATAAAAACACATAAAAAATTATTTTTTAAATTCCGACAGCCTAAAATATGTATATTCAAAAATATAAATATGGTGAATTGTATTTCAATACAAAATATGAAGGAACTAATTTCTTCAAAAATAATAATGATACATATCAAGAATACATCAATGATATGTTTAAAAAATATCATCGTCCTAATTCAATTGTTTTAGATATCGGAGCAAATGTTGGGATATTTTCAGTTTCTTTTGCTAAATTGGATAAATCGGTTATGGTGTATAGTTTTGAACCGGTTGATATTACATATAGCTATTTAGTTAAAAATGTCTTACATAATAATATTAAAAACATAAAACTATTTAAAGTTGGTATTTCAGATAAAAATGAAGAAACCGAAATTTATTTTATTGATAAAGAACTTGGAGGGGCATCTATAACTCAAAAAATCGTTGATCGACCATTTGAAACTAGAAATATTAAAACCATTACTTTAGATTCATTGAATTTAAAAAATGTATCATTTATTAAAGTTGATGTTCAAGATCATGAATTATATGTATTAATGGGTGCTAAAAATACACTTGAAAATAATGATATTAAAATTATATTAGAATTACCAAATCGAAATCCATATGAACACGATTTATTTAATAAATGTGTCAAATTAATGAATGATTATGGATATCCTTATCGAAAAAAAATTGGAAAAAAAGACCATATTTTTTCAAAAGAACCTCTCGAACCATTCGAACCTCTCGAACCAATCCAACCAATCCAACCAAAGTAATATTTACTATATTTACTAAAAAAATGTAGGTATTAAATCTGGTTTTCTACCAAAATCACTAGTAAATTTATCAATCATTATTTTTACACCTTTGTTCATTTAAAACGCCGACTTTTTTAACAAAAAAATCAACGATTAAACAAACATTAGTTTGAGGCATTACCCTCCGTAAAATCAACTGATTGTTCTACTTTACTCTGTTTCGAAACAGATGAAGAACGAATAAACTCTTTAGGACGTTTCCTATATTTACAATAATACCTAAAGAGATTTTTTATGTTAATAGCTGAATTAGAATCTCTTGTTCTAAATACTGTTTTTTTGTTTTCGGAACTCAAGCATTTAGAACATTTTAGAAGTCTAATTGTTTCACTATTTACATATTCTAGTTTATTATAACATTCACAACAATTTTTGCTAGTATTAAATTCATTTATTGAAATTGTTGTGAATCGTTTATGGATTATTTTATTATTTTATAATCATCTGGATTAGTTGAAGAATCCGGATTTTTATATTGGTGTTTTTTTGTATTTATATGTCTGGTTAAATCAAATCTAGATCTAAATTTACTTTGACACCCCAAACATTGATATAAAACCATTTTATATATTACTTAGTAAATTATATACTTATTTATATTTTACATTATTTTCTTTACAATAAATTTACTCCAAAATATTAATTATCTTAATAAACTTTTTCATTAAATAATCTTTTTTTAATCTAAATGTTTTTATGGAAACATTTTTTATCCATTACACCAGTTTTACTTTTAAAATATCAATATTTTTCTATAATACACATAATATTAATATTAATTAGTAAATAAATATTATTAACCTATTTATCCAAAAAGGATAGATAAAAAAATTTAGATGAAAATATATTAAAATACTTGTATTTTTGGTCTCTTTATTTTAGGGTTCCGGTTTATTTTACGCTTTTTTGGTTGTTTTTGGTTTGTTCCGGTTGCGAGGGTCTTATAAAAATAGCTTAAAACACCTATATTTTTTGTATCAAAAAGCGTAAAATACGTAAAAACGTAATCCTGTATAAAAAGGGTGGTTTTACCCTATTTCGTAAAATAACCAACGGTTGCGTAAAATGGACAGGTTCAAAAAAAGTAAAAAAAAAATCATAGGACAAAACCCCTTTTTTATAGGAAAAAATCCGATTTTAATTTTTTTTGCCTTTCCTCTCATTTTCATTTGAGGAGCTAGGACAAAATAGAACAGAATTTTAAAATCAATTTTTTTTACTTTTTTTAATATTTTTTAATTTTAAAATGATATATTTTTGATATTTTTTTAAATATTTATAAGATTTTTTAACAATTATTATGTTGGAATATTTTTTTTATTTATATTATGAAAATTATTTAAACAATTTTTAATGAATAACTTCAATATTTATTATGTTCGTATTTTTGTTTTTATTTATTTTTAATTTATTTTTGTTTGTATGTAATCATAATTTTATTTTCGTTTGTTAATTATAATAGATAATCATTAAATCTGTATAATTAATTGATAAATTTTATTTAGATTTTTTATTTATAATATGGTTATATATATATAATCTTGTTATATAAGACATTTATTACAAATCATATAAAACACTCCTAAAATATCAATCAAAAACATATTTAAAAATCGTATATGAATGTGTTTTATTATACGTTTTTATCATTTATTCTTAAAATATTTTCCCAAAATTAGGTATATAAATCATATAATAAATTATTTAGAATGTAATGATTACAATGTATTTTTAAATATGTTTATAAAATGTATTTAATAAAAAATATTCCGTAATTAAAAAAGTGTATGTAAAATAATATCTAGAAAAGGGAATAATAAAAACTGGGAAATAAAATTTGAAAATAAAATCTAATATTTTTATAATAAATAGTCAATGAAATTAACATCGGATATATTATTTTATATTTGTATAATGTGTTTCATAATTGTAAGTTATTATTATAGTTATAAATTATATGAATACTTTGAAAATAATCAACAAAACGAAATAAATAATATTGTTTATTTCATTCAATCAATTCAATATCAAGAAATGGAAAAAATTTCAGAAATTAAATTAATTAATGGTAATAATCAATATGTAAGTTTTTGGAATCGAAAACCTAATATAAATTTAGGTTATCTTCCGTTGGGTTCTTTAATTATTAAAAGTCAATTACAAATAAATAATCCACAAGACATCCCATTCAACAAAAATAAAGGGATTCAAGTTCTAGCTAAAAATGGTAAATCACCTTTGGATTATATATTAATATGGAAAAGTAATAATTCAATTAATGTTCCATCAAAACCATTTTCAATATGGAAAATAATTCCACCTGATGGATATGTTGCTTTGGGTGATGTTGTTATTGAAGGATTTGATAAACCTAATAAAACCGAATATACATGTTTACCAAAAGATTTAGTTGAACTTCAAGAGAATAATTTTCCTAGTCAAGAACCTATTCATAGTGAAAAAGACTTATCAATTTGGCAAATTGGAGAAATGGGTTTTTTTATGGCAACACATCTAAATGAAAAACCAATAGAACGAAGTAAAGAAATATATAAAATAAAAGATACTTCACTCAATAATATTGAAATTGACCCATTAGAAAATAACATTAAATTAAAAGTAATCGCTAAAGTTTAGGTAATTGGTTGTTAATTTCTAAAATATTCCTTTTTAACTCAAAATATAATCATAAAATTGAATCATATAAAATTTATTTTATTCTTTTATTTATCATACTTTTATTTATCATTATCACTAATTCGATTTGATAAAGGTGTAAAATGAGTGATGATAATAATACAAAAATTATTGTTAAACGTAGTTATATTAGGAACCATATTATTATTGAATCTAAATAATATTGTGTCTCTGAACATAAATAGATCTAATTATACATCAATACCTTTTCTTCCCAACCGTCTAGAAAGTCTATCGTGTTGTTATATTAAATTATCTGTCTTGCCTCCACTTCCACAAACTCTAAAAATTTTACACTGTTCACATAACAATTTAGATGAATTACCTGAACTTCCAAAAAGTCTAACAGAATTATTTTGTTCTCATAACAAATTAAAAAAATTACCACCCCTTCCACCTAATCTTATTCAATTATCATGTTCCAATAATCAATTGGAAATAATAATCTCATTTCCAAATACATTATTGGCAGTTGATTGTCATCATAATAATTTAGAACTATTACCATCTCTACCTCCTAACCTAATGGATATTTCATGTGATAATAATAAATTAGCATTACTACCACATATACATAGTAATATATCTCGTATTAGTTTTTCGAATAATAATTTTATTAAATGTTATAAACATAATTATTTTCGAAAAATCATATAATTACCAATGTTCAAATAGAAGAGATGAATCCACATCTGATTTTGTTAAAACTATATATATACAATATCGTGTATATTTAGATAAATTAGGAGTTCCCCTATGCCATAAAGAACCAGAAAAGATTAAAGCATCTCCAATTGATACATTAGGAATAATTGGAATAATTATATTATTTTTAATTTTTTTATGTGGAAAAGAATGTGTATAAGGAATAATAATCTCTGTTTTTCCCATATATTCATAGTCTACAAGTGGTATTAAAATAGTATAATAATTGTCGGGATCAATTGCCGAATTATCTTGATGCCATTGTTGAATATTTGTATTTGGAGGATTAATAAGAAGATTTATAAATGAAATATTATATGAATTATTAAATAATGATTGAATTAAATTTTTAATATTTGGTAATATTGCTTGGACTAAATTATCATCTAAATTTATATCTATTCTTCCATCTGGTAAAATAACATATTTGAATGATTTAATATCTAAATCTGTTAAATTAATAGCACCTTTCCAAATACTTTTTATTGTTCTTGTTGATGATACTTTTTTATTCCATTGTATTTGATTGTTATTCATAATATTTGAAACATCTTCTGATATAAGAAAATTATTTATTATATAATATTTATTTGTTAATAATTCTGTATTAGGTAATGACATAACGATTAATTTCGAAAATAATATATTGTTCATATCAATTTTTTAATAAAGATTAGGTCTAGAAAACAATATATAATTTATTATTTGGCTTTTTTAGTTAATATTTTACATCTGAAAATTGAATAATTATAATTATTTTTATTTGATTTTATTTTTTCGTCAGAGAAGAAGTATGTCTCTTATTGAATTCAAGTATAAAAATGGAAAAGGTGGTATTATATATACGAATTTTGATGATATCAAAAATTATGATGATGTGATTTATTTATATTGTTATCGGAATGAATTACCTTCTTTACCACCACTTCCTAAATCACTAGAAATACTTCATTGTTATTATAATCAATTAACAGAATTACCTGAACTTCCTAATTCACTTCGAGAACTCGATTGTGGTAATAATCAATTAAGTGTATTACCTAAACTTCCGAATTCACTTAAAACTCTTCGTTGTCAAAATAATAAATTAACTGAATTACCAAATCTACCGAAATCACTTACTTATCTTGATTGTAATTGTAATCATCAATTGACTTCATTACCAAATCTTCCAAAATCACTTGAAAGAATTTCTTGTATTAATGATCGATTAAGTGTATTACCAGAACTTCCTACTTCTCTTAGAATATTATATTATCACAACACATCTATTAAAAAAAATATTTATCGAAAATATATGAGAAAGTTAATGGAAATTTAATTTAGAATTTATTTATTTTTTATTTATTTTTTATTTATTTTTTATTTAATTAAATATAAATATATTTTTGATTTTCAAGAATAGATTAAAATGAATTATATTAAACATAATGGTGAAGATTTTTTTTGTGGTTCGAATAAATTAACTTCATTACCGAAACTTTCTGAATCATTTAAATCAATTGATTGTCAATTTAATAAATTAACTGAATTACCAAAACTTCCAAAATCACTTACAAAACTTAATTGTAAATTTAATGAATTAACTTTATTACCAGAACTCCCAAATACACTTATAGAACTTATTTGTTATGAAAATCAATTAACTTTATTACCAGAACTTCCTAATTCACTTGAATATATTTATTGTTATAATAATCAATTAACTTCATTACCACAACTACCAAATAGACTAATACATCTAAATTGTATTTCAAATAAATTGACTCAATTGCCAGACCTTCCTGATTCACTTGAAGCACTTTATTGTTATGATAATCAATTAACTGTATTACCAGAACTTCCTGATTCACTAAAATATATTAATTGTTCTAATAATAAATTAATTAAAAAACAAAAATATAATTATTTAAAAAAAATAATTTATTAAATTACCATTTATTCATCAAAAGAAGAAAGATAATATTCTAATTCCAAAACATATTATAAAGATACTTTAATATCTTATTTATCAATGAATCATTCAATGAATCATTATTTGTATTATATATATTATTTATATTTTTTGCCCAATCATTTGGTGCTTGATAATATTCCCAAAAAAATACACCTCCAAAATTAGGATATTTTTGACATAAATTTGTTATTGTTGTATATGCTTGATTTATATCTTGTCCAACTAACATTCCCATAACTACTTTTTCAGATGAATATCCATTGTTAACACATTCAATATAATCATCAGGTTGATATGAATCATAGAATTGACCATTAAAATAATTAATTAAATGTCCAACTTCGGAATTATATAAATCTTTATAACAAAATCCACCCATACCAGATATATCAGATTTCAAAGAATTACTTAGTGGTGCTAAAGCTATTTCAAAAGTTGGAAAATCATTTTTTATTTGTTTAATTAACATTATCACATTATCTAATAATACAGATTCTTCAATATCTAAATCAACACCTGTAATTATTGGATGTGATTGTAATGTGTTTTTTAACATTGGATAATATACACTAAAGTTATTAAATAAATCTGTAAAAGCACCACCAGCACCACCAACCATTAATTTAATTCTTATTCCTAAATTATACGCCATTTTTAATTCATCCCATACAGAATCAAATCCCCAAAAATCAGGTGGATTATCATTCAAATGAATATATGGCGAATTATCTGTATCTAATCCAAAATGTATTGATGATAAATGAATATCTGTTATCGGAGTTCCTTGATATAATATATCACTCAATCCATTAAATGTTTGATAATAAAATATTATTCTTTTACATTCATTTTTTAAACTCATGTTTTATATTATTGTTTATTTTATTGTTTTACATCTAGAATATATTTTAATTTTTATTTTATTCTAGACATTATTTTAATTTTTATTTTATTCTAGACATTATTTTAATTTTTATTTTATTCTAGACATTATTTTTATTTTTATTTTATTCTAGACATTATTTTTATTTTTATTTTATTCTAGACATTATTTTTATTTTTATTTTATTCT